GGGGGCTCTCGCTATCCGTATACTGGAGTCTCATTGCTATGACTACGCCGTTGGTTAATGTTAACGCCACCCTGAAACAATCGGGTGATTGCGTTCTTTCTTATTCCAACGGTACGTCGACCTCAACGTCGTATCTTCAAGTTGTTCAACGAAGGTATGACCAAAGGCCTCAAAGCACCAATAACCCGATGACAAGGGGTTGGCGGAATCCTCAGAATTATTTCTTTAGGACCGTGAGAAAACAGTACTCCGACCGCAGTGTCGTGACTCAGGTTGACCCTCGTTTTAATCCGAGTGTCCATCTGGTTCGTGAAGACTGGTTCGGCGGAAGCTTCTGGGACGATATACCGTTCCAGACGGGGACTCCGTCCTCTGATTTAGAGGACAGGGCTCTTACTTCTGCATTGAATAAATTGAAGGGAAACCAAGTCAATATCGGTGTTGCTCTAGCCGAGGCCAAACAGACTGCTCGCCTCCTCACTGAGGGTGCGAAGACAATCGCTGATGGCGTGACAAGGTATCGCCGTCTTAATGTGCGTGACTGGAAAGCGGTCCAAGAATGGGAACGCGGCGGTCGCATGCATTGGGATAGAAGGCAATGGCGCAAAATACCGCGCAAGTGGCTTGAACTTCAATACGGTTGGAATCCCCTCATGTCTGACATCCATGGTGCTTGTACAGCACTAGAGAAGACCTGGAATCAAAAATACCCCTTGATCGGGGTTCAGGCCTCCGCATCCGAGACGGAACAGAAGTTCCGTACAGGTACGGGTCAGTATGGGTCAACCAGGACCGAGCGAACGGACTATGTCCATTCGCACAAGGTGGCTTTGTATTTCCTCCTTGCGAATTCTTGGTTAGCACAGTTCAATGCGTTGGGTCTTGTTAATCCAGCGCTCATTGTGTGGGAAAAGGTCCCGTATAGCTTCGTTGTCGACTGGTTTTTACCTATCGGCAACTGGCTGTCGGCCCTTGACGCAGACTTTGGGTACACGTTTAAAGCGGGTACTCATTCGGCTGTGACGCGGGGACGCGGGAACATTATCGGTGGTACTATCAAACGAAGAGCCGTCGGATGGATTCCATCCGGCGACCTAGGTAGTGTTACTTCTACTTACTTCGAATGGCGCCGAGACCGTTATACATCACTACCAGTCCCAGGGTTGCACTTTAAAAACCCTATATCGCCTTATCACATCGCGAATGCGATGTCTCTCTTGGTCGAAGCTTTTTCTCGGTCAGGAAAGAAACCCATAAGGTAATCTCTGTCTTTAACCGGAGTTTAATATCATGGCTGCACAAGGTAATGTAACCCTTAACACCAAGGTTTACACCCCACGCGGAAAGCGCGGGGATGTAGCAAAATGGACACTCGCAGGTGACGCCACCTTTGGTGGCGCCAGCTCGGATTTAACCGAGTCGGTGCGAGGTCCCACTAAGCTTGGCGTCTCGCGCGTCCTTTTCAAATTGGACGTGCCGAAAGCAGCTACCGTTGACTCGGCCTGTGGCTGTGCCGGGACTATCATCGCCCAAGCAATTGCGGCGGTGGATATTACTGTCCCGACCGGTTTCACTGCGGCCGAACGCTTGGATTTTTGTCTGCGTATTCAGGGGGCGGTTGCCAATGCCATCTTTACGGCGGCGGTTTCCAACCTCGAATCAGCGTGGTAAGTAAGAATCCGAACCTCCCTCGCTATCCAGTCAACAAAAAGGTGAAACCCGAGAAGAATATTTGGGAAAAATTTCCCTATACCTTCTACAGGACGCCTACCATTGACCAAATTGTAGCGATGAGGGTTCCTAGTACTGCTTGCCGGTTTTGCGGGAATCTCCGTAAAGCTATCAACAGCGTCTGGGGGATGTTCTAATCCCCACGTAATCCACATTTGGAGCTCTAGCCTAAATGAAAAGCAAGTCGGTAGATAACTGTATAGCCATTAGCGTGTCCCTCGATATACTTGAGGGAATCAACACGCCGTACTCTCGTTTCTGTGCAAGCCTACTGAAGAGTGGGAACTACACGGATTACCTAAAAGAGTCGCCAAATCCTGGTGACTTCGATGACCCTAGGTCCTTCTTTGATGCTTACATCTCGGCAAACCTCTTGAGCAAATTTCCAAACTTCGCTCTTGATGTGGATCGCGATGCTGTAGCGATGGAGGCCTTCCTGGCATCCGAGAGCGCATGTAAACAGGCAAACTTAAACCTGACTGCACTGAGAAGGGGAAAGATCAATTTCTCTTCCCCGCTCGCCGCTGTTTTCCACAGCGCCCGGGTGAAAATTGGTGCTTTACTAGGTCCCTTTAACTGGGACTCAGTTGAACATGACTTCGGCTTCGGCCCTGGCGCTTGTATAGGCCTCAGACGTCGACAAGGTGACAGCTACTATAAGTTCGGTCATTTAAGACCGACATCGACTGAGGGAAACCTGATTATTGCTGAGACCGCTATTTCGCGGATCCCTAGATGGAGAAATCCATTGCACGATGAGTGCGCAATACCGACACAGCTGTCTATAGACATTGTGAAGGGAAATCGGGTCACCACTGTGCCTAAAGACGCAAAGAAGAACCGCGTCATTGCGATTGAACCGATGCTCAATATGTTTATTCAGAAGGGCATCGGCGCTTCGCTTCGGCGTAAGCTGAAACGGGTTGGGGTTAACCTTGACTCGCAACAGTTGAACCAGGAACTAGCCCGCAAGGGATCCCTGGATGGAACTTTAGCAACTATCGACCTCAAGTCAGCGAGTGACACTGTTTCGCTGGCTCTTGTAGAGGATCTGTTGCCAACAGACTGGGTTGAGGCTATAAAGCGTAGCCGCAGTCCATATGGCGTCTTGCCTGACGGTAGTGTCGTTTTATACCGTAAGGTCTCGTCAATGGGGAATGGTTTCACGTTCGAGCTGGAGAGCTTGATATTCTGGGCTCTTACAACGGCCGTGATGGCATACTTAAACGAGGTGGATCGGAGCTTCGCAGTCTACGGGGATGATATTGTAGTCCCTTCAGGCTGTTCGGAGCTGCTTTTGGAGGTTTTAGCTTTTGCGGGGTTTACCCCTAACAAAGAGAAGACGTTCACGAGCGGCCCCTTTAGGGAGTCGTGTGGCAAACATTACTTCCGTGGCTTCGATGTAACACCACTGTACATCAGAAATGATGTGCGGTCTACTGAGCGCAAGCTTTGGCTGGCGAACAGCATCCGTCGTCTCGCTTACCGATTAAATGGAAGCGGATATGGGTGTGATAGTCGGCTTTTGTATGCGTGGGGTCAGGCCCTTACGGGTCTCCCCGCGAAGTTCAGAAAGCCTCGGGTTCCCCTTTACATCAGAGATGGTGTCGAGGGTCCTGATTCCTGGTTGGCTGGTGACTTTGATGAGTCTAAGCCGAGAAGAGCACGTTTTGGCCTCGAGGGCTTCGAGGTCGACGTTCTTATCCGTACCTATAAAAAGGTTCGCGGACAGGGAAATGCGCAGCTATTGAAGTCTCTTTTCTTTTGTGAGAAGAAGAGCTGCCGGGCAAATTCCATCGACCCACTAAGATGGAAAAGACTCCCCATATCCTGCTTAAAATCCGCAGGATTGATAGATGCCCTCCATGGCATCGGGGATGGTGTGGGGCTTGACAGTATACCTTTGTCAAGCTACAAACATAGGGTAGTTCGTACCCTTGTTCCACAGTGGGGGGACGCTGGCCCATGGACCATTGGTTTTAATCTTGGTTCATAAAGCAGCGCCCTGATAGCCCCGAGTGGGG